GGGCATTTATCGTTCGAGGATATTTGAACTCAATGTAACCCTCTCGCTTTATAAAGGATTGACATCGATAATGACGATAGTTCAAAGTTTGGCCTTTATTGACCAGCGCCCAGGACTTGCGCAATTGTTCTTTCCTCCAATCCTGGTAGTGGGTGTTTTCCAACCACGTTTCAACGGAAACATCATCACCGGCGGGCAGTGGCGTGAGGTTGAGGCGCACCCAAGATCGGACAAAGTTTCGGATGGACCGTACTAAGCCAGATTTAGGTGCCGACAAACGGCATCCCACGCGCTTTGTAGCGCCTGCAGTCATGTTCACAACGTCGTTGGGATTTGGAGCCGGAAGCAAAGCTCCCTGGACGTGGCACCCAAGTGAAACAGCTACCCAGTCTCTGCGTTGGCGACGTCTAAATGTAGTCACACGAAAATCACCACGCACAGGACCCGGAATCGGGCACAAGCGGTCCGCCCGCTCGATAACCCGGTAGCCTTTGTAACACCAGATGCGACGACCAGGGTCGCCTAGTTTGCCGGCATATGCATCGACAGGGAATTGTGACTGGCCACCCACCAATCACGGCAGAATACATGCGAGACATACTCTTCTGCCACATAACCCGTGCAATCGATGTTGAGGCGCCCAAGTTCAGACCAGAAAAGCTTGAAGTCGGCGTCAGACCAAGGCTTGGCCACTGCCGTACGCATGAACTCCTGACACGCGGCAAATGGCACATAGACAACTTGGGGGACGAGCAACTTCAGCCCATACATCTGCGACTCCATTCGCAGGTACCACACATATTTGACGTCCTTCCGACGCAATTGCATGGACAGGTCCTTACTGAGGCGCACATCGTTGCAGACTCGGCAAGTGCATGGTTGTGCTGTGCCTTTGGTACACCCTTCAGTTCGGACACCCAGCACCATATATTGCACAACGCGACGAGCCATTGAAAACCGCGACCGTTTAAACCCAAAGAAACGCATCAAATTACTAAACCCGTCAGCAACAACCGGCGGCACATAAGTTTTGTGCACGATGGCCATCATCGTATCAACGGGCTCTAAAATGGACTTGAATGGCGTTCCTACACCCCAGCTGCGCAGAAGTCGCGCAAACACTCCGTCGTAATACGCACGGAAGCTCGGTCTGACCTCCCAAGGCACCTCCACAGCACCCAACGACTCACCTATCGCACCCATCATGCCACGGATACTCTCAGCAACACCATCCATCGAAGCCTTAAGGTCATCAGCGGCACGTTGAGTGCCAGGCCATTGAGATCGAGGCTGAGGTCCGACCGGAGCGGCGCCACTGGACTGCGAATTTGCAGGTGTGAAAGCCGCGGACGCCGGGGGGGGCTGAG